TCAAAAGGTGGAAAGCCTGGACAATGGAGTGCAAGGAAGGCTCAGTTACTTGCCTTGCGTTATAAAAAGGCGGGAGGAGGTTATAAATGACACAAAAATCTATAAAAGCACCGAAGGGATTTCATTGGATGAAAAGTAAAAACGGGTTGAAATTAATGAAACATACTGGAGCATTTAAGAAACATCCTGGAGCATCGCTTACTGCTAAATTTACAGTTCAGAAGCGACATGGCTCTTAAAAAATCACAAAAAAGTCTAAAAAACTGGACAAAACAAAAATGGCGTACCAAATCTGGTAAGCCATCTGCAAAAACTGGTGAGAGATATCTGCCAAGTGCAGCAATAAAATCTTTATCTGCATCTGAGTATGCAGCTACTACCAGAAAAAAAAGACAAGATACACTTATGGGTAAGCAGCATAGTAAGCAGCCTAAGAATATTTCTAAGAAAACAAGAAGGTTTAGATAGTGGTTGCAAAAAAATATCAAAATCCGAAGGGTGGTTTAAATGCAGCTGGTCGTAAGTTTTTTAAGAGAACAGAGGGTTCTAATTTAAAATCACCAGTCAAAAGAGGTGTTAATCCCAGGAGGATTTCTTTTGCTGCCAGGTTTGGTGGTATGCGTGGTAGTGAAAAAAAGCCAGATGGATCTCCCACCAGGCTAGGTTTAGCTTTGAGAGCTTGGGGTTTTCGTTCTAAAGAGTCTGCAAAAGCATTTGCAAATAGACATAAAAAGACTAAAAAGAAAAGAAGGACTTTAGTATGACATCAGTAGTATCTATTTGTAACTCAGCTCTAAATATCTTAGGAGCTAATAACATCATAGCTCTGACAGAAGATAGTAAAAATGCCAGGTTATGTAATCAAAGATATATTCCTATTAGAAATGCTGTATTTAGAGAACATCATTGGAATTGCCTGGTTAAAAGAATAGAATTAGCCAGAGATACAGCTACCCCTACACATGAATTTGCCTTTCAATATCAGCTCCCAGCTGATTGTATTAAGGTAATAAACATAGGCGGACTTCATAATGGCACAAGTTCTAACCTTGATGGTGGACAGATATTCAAAGTAGAGGGTAGAAAAATAGTGACTGATGAAGAACAGATCTTTTTAGTCTACAGTTCTATTGTTGAGGATGTTACAGAGTATGACTCTTTACTTGTAGAGTCTATTTCACAAAGATTAGCAGCGGAATTGTGTTATGCAATCACTAGCTCCACATCATTAGCTAACTCACTAAAAGCAGAATACCAGGAGAAACTAAGATTAGCTCGTCATGCAGACGCTACAGAAGGTACAGCGGATGTCATTGACTCATCTACATTTATCAATGCGAGATTTTAATGCCAAGACAGACTGTAGCCTATACAAACTTTACAGCTGGACAGTTATCACCTAGATTAGACGGGAGAACTGATCTAAGTAAATACTATAACGGAGCAAAACAACTTACAAATTTTACAATTCAACCACATGGAGGAGCTACCAGGCGACCTGGCACAAGATTTATACATGAAGTAAAGAGCAGCTCTGCAGCTGTAAGACTCATTCCTTTTGAATTTTCTACTGTCCAGACTTATGTCATGGAGTTTGGTAATCAATATATTAGATTTTACAAAGACAAAGGCATCATAACAGAGTCTGCAAAAGCTATATCTGCAGCTACAAAAGCTAATCCAGGAGTGATTACAGCTAATTCACATGGATATTCTAACGGAGATCATGTGATAATTACAAGCGTTGGAGGTATGACAGAGCTGAATGGTAAAACATTTATTGTTGCGAATAAAACAACAAATACATTTGAGCTTACTGATGTTGATGGAACAAATGTAAATACAACTAGCTTTACAACATATACATCTGGTGGATCTTGTAACAAGATATTTGAAATAGCATCACCATTTACAACTGCACAGCTTCCAGGCATAAAATTTGCACAATCTGCAGATATTATGTACCTGGTTCATCCAGAGGTAAGTGTCAGAAAGTTATCCAGAACTGGTCATACTAGCTGGACTCTTGTTGAAGAAGATTTTTCACCGATGCCTTTTTTACCAGAAAACACAACTGCAACGCAGCTGCAGACATCTAGCGTAACTTTAAATGCGTCTGCTACTGTTACAGCAACAAATACTACTGGTATAAATGATGGTACTGGATTTACATCAAATGATATTGGCAGACATATAAAACTTGGAACTGCTGGATTTTTAGAAATAACAGCTATTACTAATACAACAACTGTTACAGCTACTGTAAAAGAAGCTATTACTGGTCTGAGTATAAATACAAATAGTACAGAATTTTCTTTAGGTTCTTTTTCAGATACGACTGGACATCCATCGTCTGTTACATTTTTTGAACAAAGACTGGTTTTTGCAGCCACATCTGTAGAACCACAAACATTGTTTTTCAGTAAAGTAAATACTTTCAACAATTTTAAAATAGGTACAAATGATAGTGATGCTATGGTTTATACAATTGCATCAAATAAAGTAAATGCTATTAGATTTTTGTCTGCACAAAGATCTCTGATAGCTGGTACTGTAGGTGGTGAATTTGTTGTATCTGCATCTGGAACTACACAACCTATAACACCAACAAACATACAAATTCAAAGACAAACATCCTACGGAGCTGCAAACATAGATGCTGTTCAGATTGCAAATGTAACTATGTTTTTACAAAGAGCTAAAAGAAAGATCAGAGAGCTAACATACTCTTTTGATTTTGATAGCTATGTAGCTCCTGATATGACTATCCTGGCTGAGAATGTTACAGAGTCTGGGGTTACAGAACTGTCTTATCAGCAAGAACCAGACAGTATTTTATGGGGTGTAAGAACTGATGGTAAATTGATTGGTCTAACCTATCAAAGACCAGAAGAGGTAGTTGGCTGGCATATACACGAACTTGGCGGATCTTTTGGATCTGATAGCTTTGGTCATGTTGAAAGTATAGCTACAATACCAGGAGATGCTGATGAAGATGATCTCTATCTAGTAGTCAAAAGAACTATAAATGGATCTACTAGGAGATATGTAGAATATCTAACTGACTATGATTTTGGCGATAGTATTAGCGATGCTTTTTTCATTGATAGTGGTTTACTATACTCTGGTAGTGCAGTCACAACTATTTCTGGACTAGATCATCTTGAAGGACAATCTGTGTCTATTCTAGCTGACGGAGCTACTCATCCAGATAAGACTGTATCTGGTGGATCTATAACACTTGAAAGATCTGCTACAAAAGTCCAGGTTGGGTTGTCTTATACGAGCTTACTACAAACTATGAGAGTAGAAGCTGGAGCTGCAGAAGGTGTAGCTCAAGGTCAAACAAAAAGAATACACGAAGTTACAGTAAGATTATTAGAGTCTGTGGGTGTAGAGATAGGTAGTAAGATTACAAATATGGAAAGAATACCTTTTAGATCTAGTGCTGATGATATGGACACAGCTCTGCAGCCATTTACGGGTGACAAACAAGTAGAATTTAGAGGAGATTTTGAAACAGATGGACATATCTTTGTAAGGCAAACACAGCCTTTACCACTCAATATTATTGGGATATATCCAAGAGTAACAACTAATGAAGGATAATTTACACATCATGCCATTTAAAAAAAATCATGCTTTGACACTTACATCTGGACTAATGAATGATCCCTTACTAGCAGTTGATGAAAAATGGAAAGCAAAATTTGAAAACCTAGAAGAGCCTGGAATGTCATTTACAGCTGCAGATGGTGATGAATTGATTGTAGCTGGTGGTGTATGTCATTTATGGGATGGTGTTTACGAAGGTTGGGTGATAGCTTGTGATAAAGTTTGGAACTATAGAGTAGGAGCTGCTAGAGCTATAAAAAAAAATTTAGATCAAATGATAGAAAAAAATAGTATAACCAGAGTACAAACAGCTGTAAAAAAAGATTTTTTACTTGGTCATAGATTTGCATCATGGCTGGGTTTTGAGAATGAAGGTATTATGAAAAAGTATGTTTTAAATCAAGATCATATTAGATTTGCGAGGGTTTTATAATGGGTGCAACACCATTATTACTAGCGTCTACTGGTATAGCAGCTGTTTCAACCATAGCAGCTGGACAACAAGCTAGAGCTGCTGGTAGATATCAACAAACACTAGCAGAACAAAATGCACAGATTTATGAGGATAAAGCTGAAAGAGCTATAGAACTTGGAGAATATACAACACAAAGGTTTGAGAAAAGTTTTAGTAAAACACTATCATCTGTAGAAAGAGCATACGCATCATCAGGTGTAAAAATGCGAGGTACACCGCTTGCTATTATAGAGGATTATCTTACAGAGTCAGAAATAGAAAAGGCAAACATAGATTATAATGCCAGGATGCAAAATACAGAATTCAAAGACGCTGCAGTTCTATCAAGAATGGAAGGACAGTTGGCAGCATACCAGGGTAGACAAAGACAGATTGCATCCTATTACAATGCTGGATCTACTCTTCTTGGTGGTTTTGGACAAGCTAAATATATTCAAGAATATGGAGGTCTAACATAATGGTAAAGATACCAGAATTTACTGCCAGGACACAGCCTACTGGACAAGGTGGTGCAAGTTTAAGACCAACTCCAGATATTACTGGAGCTGCTACAGCTCCTTTTGAAGCAGCTGCAAATCTAGCTGGCACAGCTGCAGACATAGCAAGTAAATTTTCTTTAGCACAAACATCTCTGCAAAGAAAAAATGAGGCTGCAGAAAAAATAGATTTTTTAATTAAGGGTGATGAAAACAATCCAGGACTAAATAAATTAATGTTTGATGCTTCTAACAGCACAGATACAGCAAACGCTTTACCAAACTTTCAAAATAGTTTTAACAATCATAAAAATAATATTCTTAATTCAATTGATGACCAGGTTGTAAGAACAATCTTTAGTGAAAAAGCTGATGAAATATTTACAAATAATTATATTGATGTTCAAAGTAATGTTTGGAAAAATATCAG